GGTGCGCCACTGGTTCACGGTAACGGACAGAGCGGCACAACCCTGATTGTCGGCAACATCTACACTGCACCTGCCGCAACCGACGTGTTTTTTCTTGCTGGCGGGGCTGTAGACGGCGCAGCACAAACAGGAACGAGCCTAAACGTAGATGGCTTGGATGTTGCCCCGTCTGCAAACGACACATTTACTATTGCTGGGGATACCACAGTTTACACAGTGAGTGCCGCAACTGCCCTCGTAGGTACGGCATCTACCTTGACCATCACTCCGGCAATTACAGTAGCACCCGCAGATGATGCTGTTCTGTCGTTCCGCTACACGATTGCATCTGGCGGTGTCTCTTTTAGTTCCGTGAACAAACGGGCTACCTTGACCCTAGACCAAACGATGGTCGTAAACCCGTCAGACCAAGATGCCCTAACCTTTGTATCTGGTTCTGGAATCATTCAAGGGGTACATACCTTCGAAAGCGCAGTGATTGCAGCACGGGGTTCGGACCTGTTCAAATCAACAGGTTCGGGGTGGACAAAGGTAAACACACCCAACTATGGTACTGTTTTGGTAGACGGCGGTTCGCAAACCGGAACTAGCTTGATTGTCGACGGCATCACGGGGACACCACAGGTTGGCGACACCTTTACGATTGCAGGCGTAGACCTAATCTACACCTTGACAGCTACCCCAACAGTTACCAGCGGCTCTGCAACCTTTGCTATCGACCCTGCCTTGAACAGCAGCCCTGCAAATAACGCAGCCTTGACGTTCCTTTCTGTAGACCGCACCGGCATGGACAAACACCGGTTCGTGAATTTCAACTACAGCGGAACCGACTACATGGTAGGGGTCGATGGGGCCAACGTACCATTTGTATACGACGGAACGTTCTTTACCGCCCTCGACGGTATTCCTACGGACGGTAACGGCGCAGGCCACGTAGCAAACTTCAAGAACCAACTTTTCTTTGCAAAGGGTTCGACCCTGCTGTTTACAGCCCCCTACACCTACGATGATTTCTCCGCAGCGAGTGGTGCCGGAACAATAAATGTCGGAAGTGCAATTACGGGCTTGATTATTTTTAGAGAACAGCTTATAATATTTAGTGAGAGGTCTATCAAGCGACTGGTAGGCAATACGATTGGGGATTTCCAGCTTCAGCCTATCACTCTGGATACCGGCTGTACCGAAACCGACACAATTCAAGAGATTGGCGGAGACGTACTTTACTTGGGACCAGACGGAATACGGAGTTTGTCTGCAACCGACAGGGTGGGGGACTTCAACCTTGCTGTTGCATCGAAGCCGATACAAGATGACGTAACCGACTTTGTGAACCGCAACACCTCGTTTAGTAGCGTGGTGATTCGCCCTAAGAGCCAGTACAGGCTGCTTGGATACAACACGAACTTTTCGGCAGACGCATCACAGGGTATCATCGGTTCGCAGGTGGAGCAGGGAATCAACTGGGCAGAGTTGCGGGGATTCAAGGCGTACGTTGCCAGTAGCAATCTCTACGAAGGAATTGAAACCATCGTGTTCGCGAACACAACCGGATACGTTTACCAGATGGAGTCGGGGAACAGCTTGGATGGGGCGCAGATTTATTCGACCTTTGCTACCCCGTACATCCCAATCAACGACCCCCGGATTCGCAAGACCATCTACAAGATGTTCTTGTACACGGACCCAGATGGCAGTTTCTTCAGTGAAGTAAACCTGCTGTTTGATTTTGACGAGTTGGGAATTATCCAACCTACCCCCGTCGTGTTCGACAACACTTCAGGGGCAAACGTCCCGGCATTTTATGGAACCGCTATTTATGGAACAGGTAGTTATGGTGGTACAATTCAACGATTATTTGAGAGCCAGATGGTAGGCTCTGGGTATGTTGTTTCGCTCCAGTTCCGCGCGAATTCAACAAACCCACCACACTCTTTAGACGCAGCTACGCTCGAATATGGCACTTACGGGCGGCGATAACGGAAGGAAACGACTATGGGTACAGGTTACACAAGGAACGACACCCTAAACAACATTGCAGATGGAAACATCATAAACGCTTCAGACCTCGACGGTGAGTTCGATGCGGTAGAATCTGCGTTTAACGAATCAACGGGCCACACCCACGATGGCACGGCAGCAGAAGGTGCGCCGATTACCGTCTTGGGTCCGGTTCAAGATTTCATTGCAAGTGCCACAGAAATCAAGCCGAAGACCACGAACACGTTGGATATTGGAACCGTTTCTCTTCAGTTCAAGGATATGCACCTTGACGGGACTGCCTATCTCGACGACATTCAAGCTGTGGGTGCCGTAGACATCACCGGTGACCTAGACGTTGACAACATCAACATCAACGGCAACACCATCTCAAGCACCGACACGAACGGTAATATTAACCTTTCACCGAATGGTACAGGGGTTGTTGCGTTGTCTTCGACTGACCTGACCTTTGGCGATAGCGACAAGGCCATTTTCGGTGCTGGGTCTGACTTGCAGATTTATCACGATGGGTCTGCTTCTAACATTAGAGAAAATGGTACAGGTAATCTTCAAATTTGGGGAGATGATATTCATTTCTACAACTCTGCTGGAAGTGAAAATATAGCAACTTTTATAACTAATGGTGCTGTTAAACTATTTTATGACAACGCACAAAAATTTATCACCACCGCCACAGGCATTGACGTAACAGGCACAGCAGTCACAGACGGCCTCACCGTAGCTGGCAATGTCAGTGTAGACGGCGGCACAATCAAGCTGGACGGTAATTATCCTGTTGGCACAAACAATGTGGCGTTGGGTGACGCTGCGTTGGATGATGGCAGCTTGTCGGGCAACTACAATACGGCAGTCGGTAGTGGCGCACTCACTGCAAACACCACCGCCAGCGAAAACACCGCAGTAGGATATAGAACACTTTATAACAATACCACCGCTGGTGCTAATACAGCACTTGGTGAAAGAGCTATGTTTAATACAACTACAGGTGGTGCTAATGTAGCCGTTGGTCAAGCCACTATGTATGGAAACACTACTGGCGCAAGCAATGCGGCACTTGGTGCTGGTGCTATGGCAGGAAATACTAGCGGAAATTACAATGTTGCTGTTGGTCAGACAGCCCTCTACTCCAACACCACCGCCAGCTACAACACAGCCGTGGGGTATCAGGCAGGATACGCAGGAACAATTGCCCAGCAAAACAACGCGCTGGGCTTTCAGGCGTTGAGATACACAACGACTGGCTCTTACAATAATGCGTTTGGTGTTCAGGCACTGCAGTTTAATACTACTGGCGCATACAATACTGCTATGGGACAGGAAGCACTAGCCTCCAGCACCACCGCAAGCTACAACACTGCTGTAGGTTATCAGTCACTATATGACAACACTGCTACCGCAAACGCAGCTTTTGGTGCTTTTGCAGGATATGAAAATACAACTGGTTTAGGTATTACAGCTATTGGTTCGTACGCGTTGAGGCTTAATACGACTGGTACTGCAAACACTGCTGTTGGCTCTACTGTATATGGTGTTAATCCGGCTGCTCTGGGAAATAACACCACAGGTAGCTATAATACTGGCGTAGGTTCTGGCGCACTTGGCTTCAACACCACCGCAGATTCTAACACAGCGGTTGGCTACACCAGTATGTATTCAAATACTACAGGAGTAGATAATGCAGCAGTTGGTTTGCAATCTATGTATGCAAACACCACGGGTAACCAAAACACAGCTTTGGGTAAGCAAGCACTCCGCTTCAACACTACCGGCCAAGTAAATACGGCTATTGGTTATCAGGCGTTATACTCTAATTCCACTGCTAGTGACAACGATGCACACGGCTATCGTGCTTTGTATAGTAATACTACTGGCACATTCAACGTAGGTATGGGCGGTCAAAGTCTATATGACAATAGCACAGGTAATAACAACACTGCTCTTGGCTATCAAGCATTAACCAACAACACCACCGCAGACAACAACACCGCTGTTGGGTATCAGGCTGCGTATAGTAATACTACTGGGACAAATATAACAGCAGCAGGGCAGCAAGCTGCATATTCAAATACTACTGGCGGCGGTACAACCGCAATTGGTCGTCTATCCTTATATTCAAACACTACGGGCAATGGCAACACTGGTGTTGGTTATTTTGTTTTATACTCTAATACAACTGGCACAGAAAACACCGCAGTAGGTGGGGGATACGGCTCTGGTTCAACGATGCAATATAACACCACTGGTGATTACAATGTAGCGGTAGGCAGTGCTGCATTAAGAAACAACACCACCGCATCCTACAACACTGCTGTGGGTTATCAGTCGCTGTATGCAAACACCACTGGCACACGGAACGTAGCAATAGCCCCGTTTTCGTTAGATGCTTGTACATCGGGTAACTACAATATTGGCATAGGTTATATTGCTTTAAGTAGCCTAACTACAGCTAACTATAACATAGGTATTGGTGACGCTGCGGGTTCTTTAGTAACCACAGGAACTAACAACATATTTCTTGGTGGCTCCGCAGGTAATCAAACCAGTACAGGTAGCTATAATGTTGCTGTCGGGCATCAGGCTGCATATAATAATACCACCGCAAGCAACAACACGGCTGTGGGGTATCGGGCTGCATACTCTGGAACAACTGGAACACAAAATGTAGCAGTCGGAGTAGAAGCGTTATATGATGCAACCACGGGAAGCTACAATACAGCACTTGGTTTTCAAGCAGCGACAAATTTAACTACAGGCGAAAGAAACGTATACATTGGACGCACTGCTGGCGAACAACAGACAGACGGTTTATATAATGTTGGGGTTGGTATGTATGCCCTTAATTCATCAACGTCATCATCTGGTAACACAGCAATTGGATACCAAGCTGGGTCTGGTGTATCGAGTGGGCAAAATAACACCTTTGTCGGCAGAGATAGCGGTGTTTATGTTACAACAGGTAGCAACAACACCATTCTTGGTCGCTTTGACGGCAATCAAGGCGGCTTGGACATCCGCACATCCAGCAACAACATCGTGCTGTCGGATGGCAATGGTAATCCTAGAGGTCATTATTCTTCAGCGGCTGAAAGATGGCAATTTGATGTAGGTAGCGTTGGTAACACAAGTTTTTACATAAAAAATCTCGCTGCTTCTAGTGCTTACGGTATTTTTCAACAATTTGCAAATTGTGCGCCTGACAATAATACTAACTATATCTATGCCTTTGATGATTCTGTAGCTAGAAGATTTGTTATTTATTCGGACGGCGATGTAGTCAACCACGACAACAGTTATGGTGCTATTTCAGATGTAAAGCTAAAAGAACAAATCACTGACGCATCTAGCCAGTGGGATGATATCAAAGCCCTGACTATTCGCAAATATAAGATGAAGTCAGATGTCACAGAAAAAGGTGACAGCGATGATTTGTGGAGGCTGGGTGTTGTAGCGCAAGAAGTTGAAGCTGCTGGTATGTCTGGGCTTGTCACAGAATCCCCTGACAAAGATGCTGATAACAACGATTTAGGCACAACAACTAAAGAGGTTAAATACAGCATCCTCTATATGAAAGCAGTCAAGGCATTGCAAGAAGCAATGGACAGGATTGAAACACTTGAGGCTAAAGTAGCCGCACTTGAGTCCAACTAATAGGAGAGTACAATGGACGAACTAACAGCAGAACAAATCGCACAACATTACACAGCGATGGGTCACAGCGTTGACCTCATCAATGCTATTATTGCTGGCGAGGCTATGGCTGATGATGATGCCGCAGACAAGCAGGACTGCGTAGACAGGAATGTTGAACATCTGGAAATCATGGTTGCTAAAGACTTCTGGACTACAGAGGATATGACAGCAGCCAATGCCGCTATCTCTGCTGGCAACTCCTACACAGCGTAGGGGTTGACCAGTGGAAATGACCAGCCTCATAGATATGCTCATCGGCCTGTTCGTGGCTGGTCTGGCGTGGTTCCTAAAGGAACAGAACGGCGAACAGAAACGGCTGAGTATCTTGGTTAACAAGACACGCGAAGAGTACGCAACTCGTGAAGATGTTCGCAACGATATGCGGCAGGTCATGGAAGCCTTGCATCGGGTCGAGGATAAGTTGGATAAGGTTTTGCAAAGGGACTAGGGTATGGCAACAATTACTACAGATCAGCAATTACAAACAGAAGTAGGTGCACTTGCCGGAGCTGGTATTCCTGCTGCAGTTCCTGTAACACAAACCATTGCTTCCAACGAAATACAGGGAACAACCGGTACTCAAATTGCTGCACAACCTACAGTTCCTACTGCAACGGCGGGAACTGCCGGAACAATAGCCCCCCTACCTACTCAGACGACACCTAACTTAGGCCAAGTCGCAACTACCACGCAGGTAACTCCGCAGGTAGGAACGATGCAAGCCGCTCAAATCACTCAGCCTGTTCAGGTTGACATGACTGGGGTACAGGCAGGTCCGTCTGCAGGAGCAATCGGCACAGCAGCAACCCAGCAACTAGACCAACGGGCTACCACTCAATATCAAATGAGTCAACTGTTGGGAAGCATCCAGCAAGGTCAACCGATGCCCCCGTGGGCTGCCCCTGCCGTTCGTAAAATCGGCGGTATTATGCAAGCACGAGGTTTGGGTGGCAGTTCGATGGCTGCAGCAGCAATGACCCAAGCTGTCTTGGAATCTGGAATTACGATTGCAGCCGACGACGCAAAGAAGTACGCAACGATTCAGCTTGCAAACCTGAACAACGAACAGCAGATGGCTCTGTCCAACGCTGCAACCTTTGCGGCAATGGACAAGGCAAACTTAAATGCCCGTTTGACCTCTGCAGTGACGAACGCACAGGCTCTTCTTGCTATCGAAACAAAGAACCTCGATGCACAGCAGCAGGCCAATACCCTTTCGTACAACGCCCTGACTCAAGCTATTTTCAAAGATGCGGCTGAAGATAATGCACGTAAGCAGTTCAATGCAAAGAACGAGTTGCAAGTTGAACAATTCTTTGCTGAGTTGGGAAGTCAGGTCGAGACAGCAAACGCTAACCGGGTAGCCGCAATGAACCAGTTCAATGCTGGTGAAGCCAACGCAATGAATCAGTTCAATGCCTCAATGAATGATGCCCGTGCTAAGTTCAATGCAAACATGCAATTTGCTGTAGACCAATCCAACGTTCAGTGGCGCAGACAAGTAAACACGGCAAATACTGCAGCCGCTAACGAAGCCAACCGTCAAAACGTACAGAACACTTTTAATGCAACACAAAATGCAATGAATAATCTATGGCAACAGTATCGTGACAATGCAGCGTGGAACTTTCAAAAGGGAGAATCACAACTGCAACGGCAGCACGAAATCGGAATCATGGCTATGGAATTTGCAAATAGTCAGAAGATATACGATCAAACACAAAAAGACAACCTAGCTGCCGGAGTTGGAAACTGGATTGCCAAGTGGATTGCAAACGCATAAGTTAGGAAAATAGATGCTTGATAAAATATTTAGTTTAGGTAATGCCATTAGCACGGCATGGACTTTCGGAAGTGCGTTGTTTGGTGGCGGAAGAAGCGGCAGTCCAGCAGACATGTTTGCTGACGAAGATGCTAATTTGTATGATTCCTCAACCGCTCTGGGATTTATCAAGAAGGGTGCACAAGCTTGGGTTGGAGCACAAGACAAAGACGCTCAAGTATTTCAAAGCGCAGAGTTCCAAAGACCTCGTACTGTAAAGGAATTGACTCGCGGTACGGCAGTCGGTCAGGTCCAGATGCCTGAAATGCAACAGCGTCTATATCAAAACCCAGAGGTATCACGATATTGGGAAGCCCTGTACAATT